ATATCTTTGGCTTTTTGTAAGTACTGGTTTGCTTGAAAGGATAAACCTTTATGTAATGAATGGCTAAGTGCACTAGATACTGTAGTATTTTCGTCTAGTGCAGCTTGCAGAATAGCAGTTTTAGTGAAGTCAGTTTTATAGGTTTCGTCAATAACAGTCGATGAAACAACGTCTACCGTGACTTTGTATCGAGTACTGAATATGCCCATATTTAGATATCATCATAGATATTAGCAGCAGGCACCAATGCATCATCAGTACCACGCATAACACTGAATACATTAGCTTTAAGATTACGTAACTTAACATCATAGTCATTAGTGAAACCAGTAATTTGGGCATCGTACAATGCTTTTTTCTTACCGATAACACCAACTACAGCATTACCGTCTACAGTATCCAAGTACTGAGCTTCTTCAGCAAATTTACGAACAGAAAGTAGCGCAACTTCCCCATCTATTTTAGTTTGCTGTTTAAGTTGTGTGGCGTTATCAGTAACAGCATTAGTCAGTTGTTGTCCTAGCAATGCAGTCTGTGCATCAAGCTGTGAGCCTTGTTTAGGTATGTTTAGTATATCAGCATCAACTTTAGCTTTTTGGCTGATTACAAGGTCTTTCTGAGCTGTAATACTATCTCGTTCAAGTAGTGCGTTAGCTTCTTGTTGTACAATCAAGTTCTTCTGAGCAGTGATACGAGTATTCTCAGTAGACATCTGAGTAACTTGAGCTTTCTTAACAAGAATGTCTTCAGACAGTACATCCACTTCTTTATCAATACGTAACCCTTCCTTACCTAAGTTAGTATTTCGAGTGGTGTTAAGTGTTGTTTCACTATCAATATTAAGACGTTGAGAATCCAAAATGGAAATTTCTTTATCCATCTTAGTTTTGGCTGTAGTCAGGTTAATTAACTCTTGAGCTAAAATGGCAATTTCAGAATCACCTTTAGTTTTCTGAGTATTAGTTAATTGAATTTGAGCAGTTACTAAATTCTCTTCAACCCCTGTCTTACTTACTTGTGCAGCCAATAACTCAGCTTGTTTATCGGATTGTTGTTTATTTAGTATGAATTGAAATGCTTGCTGTAATGTAGCTTGATAGCCATTAATAAAAGCACTGGAATAGTCTGACTGAGCAATATTACCTTTGTTGAATTCTCCTTGGATTATAGACTCATACTTACGCAGTATGATATCTAAAATGCCAGTGTTATCTTCATTGGTTACATCAGTAATATTGATCTCAGCCATGAGTATTCCTTAGCTTTTACTTAACCGTCAATGCTGCCACGAGCAGCTTGGTCTGCTGCCAATTCTTTTAATTCTTTCTCAGTTAGTGGAGGAAGAACTTCAATAGCAAATGAAGGTACTTGACGACCTTTCTTAACTTTACGTGGACCGAACGCTGTTTGTACTGTTTCTTCTTCAAACATTTGGAAACGTTTAGCACGCATAACATCAAGAATAACTTGCTCTACGTGGGTAGGTTTACCGTCAAATTGTACACAACGACCAACAATACCAATAGCTTTGTTACTTACTTTAAACAGATCACTCTTACGCTTTTTAAACGCAGGGTCCATACAAGTAATACGTACTCGGATAAGTTTAGTCGCTTCACGTTTAACTTGTTCGTACAATTCAGCTTTAGTTAGTGGTTTTTCATCAGTAGATGTTTCTTCTTCAGTTTCATCTACATCTGCAGTTGTTACATTATTCTGCATACCCGATAGTTCTTCTTGCTCTTTATAATAAGCATCTAGCAGTTGCTGCAGTTTTGATTCACCCGCTTGGGGTGCATAAGTAATTCCGTACTCGTCACACTTCTCTTTAAGTGCTTCAATTCGTTTTTGCTTTTCAGTTAATTCAGCCATTTGATTTCCTTGGTGGGGTGGAACCCTATTACAAAGTAAAGGCTACCCCCGAAGAGGTAGCCAATTCAATTACATACGAGCAACAGTCTTGATTAGACCAATACGTTCTGCACGCAGGATTAATGTACCGTACCACCATGTGATAGACATAAACCCTGTTTTACCATACGGGTCAGTACGGTCTGCAGTTTCTTCACCGGGTGGCTTATGGATAATGCGATATTTGGTATTTTTACCAGACATTGCAAAACCAATGGTAGTAAATGAACCATCACCAACAACAAGCATTGGGAAGATATCGTACTTACCATTTGAAGCGTGGAAGCCCGGGTTAGAACTAACGTTTGCACCTGCACCTGCCCAATGAAGCATTTTAGGTACTGAGATAAGACGGAATGCACCAATTGAACCAATTTCATCAGTAGCAATTGTTGCTGCATCAGCGTACTTCTCAACTGAAACAAACGCAGCTTCACCGAAGTAGTTAGTAATCTGTTCAACAGTAGGTTCAAGTTCAGAACCAATGAACATATAACGTGCTGAACGAATAGTACGGGTATCCGTCATAGATGAACCAACAACCATAGTGGTTTTCTTAGGTGTTTGGTTATCATTCAAGATAATGTTTAGACGTACAAAATCGTCATAATCTACAAGTGAAGCAGTACCTTCACCAGTGATAGTTGCATCACTAGTTGCAATACCCGCATAACGAACTACACCAGCAGCGTTAAGCAAGTCAACTTGCAATACATCTTCATATACTTCAGTTGCACCACGTAGCATTTCACGGTTAACGTGCATCATCAGTTGTGCATCAGTATCAAAGTCAACTGAGTCTTTAGTGTACTCATCGAAGAAACCAAATTCTTCCATTGAACCTTCCAGTTCAAGACGAGTAAAGCCAACTCGGTTAACACGTCCACCGTTCTCACCAATAGTAGGTAGAGCAGCAGTAATAGCACCAATGTCTTTAGCGCCACCGTACAAGTTACCATCAGCAATTACAGCACCAGCTGCGTTAATACCTTGGTCATTTACGTTACGCTCATCCAGTAAAGGAACATACAAATACTTTTTGATGTTCTTACCATAATGCTTAGGCTGCATGGTTACATCAGCCATTGGCATAAAGTGCTGATTAGGTAGCGTTTCAATTAGTGCCTTACGTGCATAATGAAACTCGTTAAACTGAGTACCAATCTGGGAATCGGTACCGCCATAGGGGTCTTTATATTCGCGTGACATATTATGTCTTCCTTAAAAATAAATGGGTTTAACCTAACATCTTGTCCATGTACGCATCGAATTCAGCATCTGATAAATTATCTAGAGCAGATGAAGTGAGTTCCTTTTTGCCTTTAGCTTTAGGTTTACTCGCACTTTGCTTAGATGATGCTGTTACTTTACGTTTTCGTTCAGGGTCAGGCTTTCGCTTAGTGACTTTAGGTTTAATAACATCTTTTGGTTCCTCTGGATTGCCAAATAGTTCTAAGCCAATATCATGATAAGCTTGTAAGTCTGAAACTCCTTTCTGAAGTCCAATAGCCTTTCTTCGTTGAAGTTCATTGCTAATAGTCTCAAATACCGAAGTGCCATTATCTGTTTTGGTTCCGATATGTTGTGCAACTACTTCAAGTAGTTCAGGCTTTTGTGCAAAAGCTTGTACACTCTGCACATCCCACTTATTAATAACGGAAGAATCTAATGTGCGATAAGTCGATGGTGAAGCATCTTTAATATCTTCTAGTACATCTTCTATAGCTTGTAGTTCTTCGTTAACATTGTAAGTATTTGGTTTATAATCGTCAGTATCACTTGATAATGTTAAAGGGTCAACTCCTAAATTATTTAGTAAAGCTGAAATTGCTTTAGCATCACCTTTTGATACATCAATTAATTGATTAATTTTATCTTGGTCTAATAAATCGTTATCTTCAAGTACTCGAACTAAATTAAGTCTGGGTTTTAAGATACCCATCTTTTTATTATAGTTCGCACCCATCTGCATTAAGCGACGAGCTTCACTAACGTTTTTAACAGACATATCCATACCGTTAGCTCGGAATGGACTTAATAATTCTTCAATCTGAGATTTATAATCGGATTCGTCAGGATCTTTATCTTCATCCTCAGAATCTGTTTCGTCTGATTCTTCCGTATCTTCTACTTCATCATCTTCAGAAGTTTCTTCCTCTGAATCGTCTTCATCAGTATCAGAATGTTCTTCAGAAGACTCTTCTTCTTCAACATTATCATCAGATTCTTCATTAAAATCTTCTGAAGTAACTTCTGTACTATCATCTGCACTTTCTTCGGATTCAGAGGAAGCATCAGCTTCCCCCTCACCAGAGTAAAGTGCTTGATCAAATAAACGGTCGAATTCTTCGTCGCTTGCAGTATCAAGTTCTCTACCCATAGTCTTATTCCTCAGTTGTATCGTCTTCAGAGTCTACTACTTCACGGTGCGCTAACTGATCTGCAGCTGCATGCCCCATGTTATGAATAATTCGACAATAATGTGCAAATTGAGAAATACCCATTAACTGGTTATCTAAACTTTCACGAGACAGCATACGTTGACTATTTTGTCCGTTATTACTGTTGTTTTGTACTGACAAAGCCAATAGTGAAGTAATTCGTTGAGGTTCTTCTTTAAGGTACCGTTCTAAGAATAACTCTTTAAAGATAGGGTTATCTTCAAGTTCTTTTAAACGGTCAGAGCGTTCGACATCTGCTTTTAGTTGTCGTGTCTCTTCTTCGAACTGTTCTTGAGTGACTGTGATAGTACCGTTGTGTTGTTGCATTATCATTCCTTAAGCTTTATCAGCGTTGGTAGTGGATAAGTTATGTTTAAGTATTTCGAGTTCTTTATTTCCTTCAGACTGAGATCTAATCTCATCTTTACGTCTTTCAGATTTAACACCCGATTCAGTTTCAATTAAATCTAAATCCTTCAGATTAGCTGAAGAATTTTTGTCTTTAGCTGAAGCTTGATTTAACATCGCTTTAGTTCTAATTTCAAGGTTTTCTGCACGTAAGTTTTCAATTTCTAGTTTTAATTTCTCTAAAGTTAGTTCATCAGCAGGATTTGGTTGAGGTCTGTAATTGCGATAATACTCAGCCAAATCTGGCATTTTCTGTAAATCAGCAAGTTTAGCCAATAATGGCATACGCTCTTCCCAAGATGCATTTGGACCTAAAGTTTGCAATAAAAATGAAATCTGATTTGCTTTTTTCTGGTCTTCTTCAGTTGTTGAATGGAATAAAATAATATCCACTTCACCCTGAAGTTCATCTAATTCAATTGTTTCAAACTGACTATCTGTAATTCGAATTTCTTCAACTGGACTAAGAAATTCTTTATTCATTGCTATAATTTTATAGCCTATTTTTCTAATTCCGCTAACCAAACGAATTAGAATATCTGAATCTCGTAATGCACTTGCAGATACAGCTTGGTTAATTCCCCCTACACTGTTACCTAATGCGTTTCCTGAAACACCTTCGTTACCGTATGTTTTTGTCCCGGTAAAGCTCTCTGCGTCATTATTTTGATATTCGAGTAGTGTTAGTGCGGATGCAGGAATATCGCGCATCTGTGTTTCATAGAACGCTTGGTCCATTCGCATATTAGGATTAAATTGGAAATGTAACCCTTCTTCGTAGCGTTTGTAGTTGTATGCGTCTAACCAACCTTTAGCAGTTCCTCGTTGTCCTGCAGCCACTGAACCAACAGTATCAAGAATACCCCGGGTAAGTGCACCAGAAAGTTTTTGATTATCTTCTAACAACTCACCGTCAGGTTCACCGTATACACTGTTTTTAATTGGTGTATGCGTTATAACAACAAAAGGAAATTCACCATCTGGATACACATCATCATCCATACGGATAACTGTGTCACCTACATAAGTAACAACATACGTAGTTAAAATTCCGTCACCATGAATATCACGTAAACCCCAGTACTCATGTACCATAATTCGTTTACGTTCTCGGTCATTAAAGTCAAAATTTTGATTAGGGATACCACGATCATTGGATACGTGATCAATACCTTTAATTGTATTGTCTTCAACTTTTACATTATCGAGATTTTCATAAATACCCAATTCTCTAAGGTCTGCAATACTGCTTTCGAATCTGTGCTCAACAAATTTAGCTTTGGTGTAATCTTCTTTGCATGACGGGTCAAATGTAACATCTTGAATATTACATACTTCAACAGTAGGTTGGTTTTTAACAACTATTTCTTTTTCTACTGTTTCAATACCCGCAGATACTGGAATGTACATAGTATCAGACGTTAAAGACATCTGAAGTGCTGTTAAAAAGTGCTCATTACCTTTTTGCCCAAATACACTAGGGTCACTCTCATATTGGGCAATAATAGCTTGTGCTACTTGTTGTTCTTCTTCTGAAACTGCAGGAACATAATCAAACTGTTCTTCTTCAACCTCAATAACACGTTTTTTCTCTTCCCACCCAACTTTAATAATAACAGTACCTTCAGCTTCGTTAGTCCGTACAATCTTATTGATGATACGTTCTTTATCCAAAAGGTAATTAAATTGGTAGTTAAGTATCAGACCATTTTTACGTGCTGATTCCACATCTGCGTGTGTTCTAGGTGCTGTTTGATATAAGTTAGGGTTACTAAGAAAGGGAGCAGATAACGCAGCACAGCGCCACTCAAACTGTTTACGGATTAACTTAGGAACAAAGTTGGATTTTCCTTTAACCTTTTTAGGTTTTGCAGAACCCTTAACGTATAAATTATCAATCCAACGTTTTACTGTTTCTAAGTGGTTATCCAAAGATTCTGCAGCGTCAGAAACATCATCAAGTATTGATTGTAATGATGGAGCCTTTTTCCAGTCTTTCAAATCAATGGGCTTTTGTAATTTATCTTCATTAACGTCCATCATTACCTCGATACTTTTATTCACTAATAGATGCTGTAGCGTCTACTGTTAATTCTACTTGAAAATAATCCCCAGCAAAATCGTAATAAAGTACTTTTAATTCTGCTGGTGTCGATGCTGAGTCAAATCGTTTAACTTCAACATAAGTACCATCAGAACTAATATTTTTCAAAATAACTTCACCTGAATTTGGTTCAGCTTTAAATAAGCATTGTTTTCTGGTGCCTTTACCACCAAATATTTGTTGGTCTGTTAACACTTGCATTTTACTCTCCTGTTTCAGGCTCTGGATATCTAGATTCTTTTAAGTACTTACCTTGGGCTACACTTAATACAATAGCTCTACCACTAAATCCTTGGTTTATTAATTCATCTGCCATAGCATCAAATTCAGCATAAGTAATATCTGTTTCATTGTACTTATCTTCTGCACTTTCAACCAGTAATTTAGATGAAAGGTCTACTACTTCGCAAGTCAATGCGGTAACTTCTTCTTGTTCTGCTGGGAACAAGTAAAAAGGTTCATATTTTGCAGCACAAGGGAACTTTTCAATATACCGGTCACGATCTGTTGTATCGATCTCTTCGGCCAATGCAACAGCCCAAATTAAATATACTTTCATGATTTTAGCTCCAATATTTTACGCAGAGAGGGTCTAGATATTGTGGCATTTACAACACCACCAGCACGTTTAAACTGTTGCCGCACATGTTCATTAAGATCAATGATTGCTGTGTATAAACCCGGCTCAGTAATTATATAGGGTGGGTTAGCAGATGTTATACTAAGACCAGCACCTGCACCTGATACTGCTAAGACACCAACTGTTAAAAACATATGCTGCGGTTGCTCAGAAGTAGTTACAAAAGTTAATTCTTCGGCACTACCATCCCCAGTTAACGTCCAAGTGTCTGTTTGAGCATCAAATACCCAAGCGTCTCTAGCAAGTGACGGAGTTTTCCACACACTTTCTGTTATAAGTTCAGGACCAAGATACTTACCTTCTTTCCAGTATTTGAAGTGCTGAGAATCACTTAACAAAAAATTGTCTGCCCTAGCGCAAGGTTTACCATCCTCAATTTTCCATACTTTTATGTTACTAAATTTAATATGTGCAATACCACCTGAGTCAGCAACTTTAAATCTAATTCTACCTATGTTGTGTAGTTTTTCACGGAACTTAAATCTATCACCTTCAGTAAAAGCAGAGAAACCTCGACCAGACCATGAATCAGTCCAAAATTGCACCATACCACTACCTGTGAATACCTCTACATCAAACTCTAGTATGTATTCATTAACGTCTGTGATGTTTGCAAGGTTCCACCCAAATTGACCAGTTGTGTTGCTGTTTCGCCAAATTTCAACACTATCTTTTCCAACTTGCATTTCAACATCAGAGCTTTCATTAGTGACATAACCAACAACTGATAAATCATAATTTAGCGGAGTTAATTCCGATAATGTATTTAACACTAAATTGGCACGGTCTTCTTGGTAATTCCCATTGATAGGCATATTGACGATACTTTCACCATCAACATCTATTTCCAAATCAGCGATATAGCCAGCAAAATGAGTTATTGAGGATGTCATAGCGCCAATATTTTTAACAACAATATCAGTATCAATATCGTTGAAAGTGACACTATCTACAATATTATCCACTATGAAAGTAAAATCAGAGCCGTTTGCACAGGACAGCTCAACAGTATGCATTACGTTTGGCTCAATTGCCCCTACATTAGCATGAGGCCAAGCCCGTGAAGCTAATGAATTTGCAGAACGAGGTAATACTGCGCGTATCCTACCTCCATCACCATCAGTATCAATTCGAATGCCAAACATTGATTGTGCACCACTGTCCCCATTACCTACAATTGTTCTTAATGAGTTCAGATTATCTACACTAAATTTTACTTTAATTTTCCAATTTAACCCTAGCGGTACAGCAGAATCAAAAACCATGGTAGTTTGGGCTATATTGTCAAAAAATGTAAACTTACGTGATTTAGGTAGAATTGGCTGATTTAATATTTCTTTTACACTGACATTATCAACAGCACCATCCCAACTATTTGTTCCACTCAGTAGTAGCTTATCAGTAAAATCACTAACAAACTCATACTTATGTTTCATATTTAATCCAGAGTTTGTAGCAGTATCTACACGTTGCCCACCTTGACTGACATACGCTATTAGGCTACCTACAGTACGTTGATCAGTTGTATACTCTAGCTCGTATCTACTTCCTTTATTGAACAAGTTAAAGTACTGGATACCATCATTAACACTGTCACCGTCTCTTTTGGCTTTTCCGTTAATGACAGACCACCCGTTTGCAAATACCCAGTTTGTGCTTCCGTCACTAAAACTACCATTTTGTACTAAGTTATCTGTAGTCCATTTATTACTGTTAGTCTTAAATATTGTGTAGTCAGATTCTATGAAATTATACGCTGCTGCAACATTGTATGATAAAGGTCTAATATTGAATTTTTTAATTCTAAGGTTCTTGCCAATATCATCAGGGTTTGTGTTACTTGTAATTACTACGCTGAGTGAGTGCCCATCTGCGTCACACTCAAACACATATCTCAATGTCCCATTTGAACCTGCTTTAGTAGTCACTACTGGGCCTGAGTCACGGTGAGAATAGACGTACCCACCAATATTTTGCAGGCTCCACTGCTCAGTCATGTCATACTCGACATCAACAAGGTAAACCCCTTTACTAAATGTATTCTGCTTCCTGATGAGCCAAGATGAGTTTGCATTAACTCGATAAACATTGATTTCACCGTCTACTGAAGTTAACTGAGTTGAACCACCAGAAGTTATATAAGTAGATACTTTTTCAGGTCCGTATGGTGCATCCAAACTTTCAAATAAATTTGGTTCTTGTTTGTAGGTACTTAAAGGGTATACATCATATTTAGGCTTATTAATTGGGTCATTAATCCATAACTCACCATTTTCTTTATGGCCATTAATCCAGACCTTGAAGTCCCATATGTACCCTTTTAGATGACTAAATGTTTCATTTCCTACAGCATTATTTAAACAGCCTACTATTGCTCGGAATTCTGTTCCGATAACTCTACTCATATCATTATGCGTACTGGTGTACGCTATGACATCGTCTACTCGAACTTCAATAGACCCATCCACACTTAACTTAAAGTTAGCTTTGTGTGCTTGATTATCTGCTAAGTTAGCTAAACCTTGCCCGGGAGTAACCCCATCAGATTGCATTTTAATTTGGTAGTCTGTTCCAGCGTCATTTAGTTTTCCAGATAAATATTGAGTCTGATCTTCACTGTATAATGCAAAAAAACCATTCCCAGACCCAACTTCAGTAATATAAAAGTTAAATTCAACTTCAAAATTACCATCGCACACAAATGGAGTATCATAGTTGATATAAGTTTTCGATACCGAATCAAACAGAGGTAATGCTCGCTGCATTACTACATTACTTTCGTGTATGTTATTATATAGTTTGCTGTATAGACTTTTAGTTATAAGGTTTAATTGCATTTTTATGCCCTTTCATCATAACTTTTTATTTTTGTTCCAACCATTTTTAGGTGGACAGAAGTTACCCTATCACACAAGTCTATATTAAAAACCCCAGAACAGTAAGCAATATACTCAAAACAATACCATTCATCCGGTCTGGATTTATTAAGCCTTGTAAGATGTTTAATTAAAGCACCATGATCATATTTTGAATTTACTAATGCTTTAGCTTTTTCTTGGTAATTACCTTTTGTAGGTAGCTGCCAATATTCCCAATTTGTGTACTGTTTTTTAAACTCAGAAAGTGGAGTAACTACTACCCCACCTTTCGGTCCTGATGCTTCGTAAACATTATCACCTATTACAATACCTCCATGTGAATGCTCATCCCAAATAACTAAACGTATTGCTCTACTTATCCAATGATTACTTCTAGTTAGAATGATGAGCATGGTAAATCCCTCTATTAGATTGTATAGCTATCTTGTCATTAATGTTGCCATTTGCTGTACTGACAATACAAATGCTTCTTTTAGGTCTGCAATAGTTACTGTTGACATTACACCAGTAGGATCACTATTTAAAGACCAAGATAATGTATCATTATCATCCATACCAGCCACAGACGCTGCTGTAATAGCTCTATTCATACGTTCTTGTGCAATCTCATTAGCATCATAACAATTACCTGCTGTAGTCGTTACAGTGGCTGTTTGAATAGCTGTAGCCCGGGAACTTCGAAAAGTATTTAAAGACTCTTCATCCAATACACTTTGAGGAACCGGTAGTATTGTTACTGGACTGTCAGGGTCTGCATGTAATTCTTGAAGTTTATCCCAAACATTAATTTCAACATCTACCATGTTAGGTACTGTTTCAAATTGTTCTTGAGATTCGTATACAGGTTCTGTTACTGGATCACCATTGTCATCAAGTACAGGGTTCCCTTCTTCATCCAAAACAGGAGTTTCCCCAACTTTAGCATTTTTAAAACCGGTAGATACTTCTGTTGTACCATCTTGGATGGATGTAGTGCAAACTAACCCTTCATATATAACACCAGTGTGTGAACCACTATCTGAGATATAACTCCACTCTACAGAGTTGTCACTACAGAGTTGAAATGTATCAACTAACACAAAATCATTCTCATCAATAAATTTTAACATTATGCATATACCTTAAAAATTAAACGTAACAGAATCGCCAGATGCCGTTGCTACTAGTACGATGGGTTCACCCTGTACAACACCTGTCAAACCACTAGATACGCGGCATACGCCTAGTTTGTTTGTACTTAGATTATTTAAACCTAACGTTGTAATTCCTGTGGCCCGATCTGCATCTGCTGCTCCTTTCAGTTTAAATGTTCCAGTGACAGACAAAGAAGTAGGAGCAGTTTTAGAATTAAGAGGGAAGAATAACTGGACTATACCTGACGTTACAGCGTAGCCGTATGCTATTATGTCATTTGCAGATTCTGCTGAAAAACTATTAAAATTAGTGTTGCCAGAATCGTATACTAGACGCCAACCACCCCAAGTAGTATTTTCTAATGTGTTTGTGTATTCACCGTAGCTTCCCGCTATTTTACCGACACCCCACGCTTTAACAGTTCGGTATGCAGCGTTGTTTGTAGAATTAACTAATACAACCCAGTTAGGAGTCTGTGCTGAAGGTGCGTTAGTTGCAGAAGGTATATAATAAAGTCCGTTTTCTGCAATCGACAATAGACTTGTTCCAGATGGAAGAGTTTTTACACCACCAATACCGTAATCTAATGGGTTTGCACTGTTATGGTCAGTATAGAATTCTATAATGTCAGACCATTGGAAATCACCAACCATCATCCTAGCAAATGCTCTTGGTTCTCCTCCACCATAAGCCATATGAAACTGTGCTTGACGGTTTAAATTTGCCCGTAGGTTAATGAATGTAGTAAAAATACCATTATCTAACTGCCCCCTTCCAGCGCTAGTGGGAAGCATTGTAGTGTCCGCTTGAGTAGCTGTAATAACAGGAGCATTAGCGTCAGCGGGTATACAAAAACCAAAATCCAACGGGTTAGCGGAGTTTGTAGAGTCAAATAACTTTCTGTAAGGTTTCCAGCTACCATTGTAAGCTCTTACAAATGTCTCACCTGTTTTAGCATCACTAAGAATCATTGTCATTCTAGTGGAAGCTTCAATATTAAAGATAATGGTTACGTTAGCATTTGCTGTGTATTCTGAAGGAAAACCTAATGCTTCAGTTGGGGTAACCGCGTATATTTTATAAACGCCCGGTCTTACTCCAGTGGTGTTGTTTAAATCTGTACCATTAGGCCAAGCAGCTCCAAATTCCGCTCCTATACCATGGTCTATATAACCAAAAGCATTTCCTAATAATGTAAATGTTGTCGCATCTGAACGTCTAATCAAATATAAGTCTTGTTCATTAGCAATAGGCATAACAAGAAGATTTGCGTTAGAGTTTCCTAGAGACACTACGTTGTAATAATAGTTAGTAGGCAGCCCACTTGGGGCATTTACCGCACCTGTCTGAATACGCAACATACCGTTAAAAGGATAGGGGATTGCGTTCCAGTCAGTAAATGCAGGTAAGGCATCCTCCCCAACACCATACCCACTTACGTAACTTTGAGCAAGAGCGTTAAACTGACCTTTAGCAACTAAATCATCATTGTCTTCTGCATTAGCACCTTTAACTCTACCGTCATTTAAACGCTGTACTAAAGAATCTCCTGTTACGATATTAGATACGTTTTGAGCTAACGCAGAGTATGTATCATGAAGTGTATTTAGTTTTTTAGCTACAGCAGCAATACTTGTACCACTAGGTACAATAGTAGCACTAAAATTACCACTACCCCCGGGCCATGGTTTAGTCAATTTAATCACAGTAACAGGAGAAGCATCAGCAGTTATGTAGGCTGAAGCTACTTCTACAGGTTCACCATAATTAGAACTAAATAAGACATCATTAGGTTCAATACTTTGGATATCATCACCAGTATTTACTACAACAATATCGTTATTATTTTGGAATGTTAATGATGCTCCAATCCACAATGTTTCAGTTGTCATGATCGTCAGCCTTTAATTTAATTTGTTTTCATATGTTTTAAATATCGTTTCTTTTTCTTGAATATCTACATTAACAGAATTTGTTGTAATAAATGTAATAGTATATTCGTTATCTCCCGATGTACTGCCGGTATCAATATAGGTGAATATTTGTGTTTTTACTCTATTTACATATTTACCCAATTGAGATACATAACTTGTAGTATACTCTGGAACCCAAGTTTTTATTATAGTTCCGTCTCTACGCAGAACTACTTGTGTTTCCCCTTCCCCAAGATCATCATACCAAGTTGACTGTACTGTTACGTTAATCTCAACTGGGTTAGAAACTGAGTTATGCGTAATCGCAGAAACTTGTTGTAAAACTGTATCAGTACTTTGTACTAACTTAGACTCAAAAATTTGGCCTTGGAAGAATGTTCCTTTAATAAATCCGGTACCGTCTTTCTTAATAAAGAATACAGCATTACTATCGGTTTTACTTCCTGACCCTACCCAAATTAGATAAGTACCATCGTCATGAATATCTACACGAATATTACTTGTATTAGATGATGTTAAAAATCTACCACCTTGTACCGTACCTAAGAAAGTAGCCGTATTACCTAAAATGGTATCAACGTCAATTAGGTTTGTTTTAAAGTACCCACCAGAAAATATAGTAGTACCTAATAGTGCTGTTTCTATTTTATCTTGATACGCAGCTGCACCTAATGAGTTACTTAGGTTTGTTAGGTTATTACTATTAGCGGTAATATTACTAATAAGATTTGAAACAGTAGTACCATTTAAAGTAGCAGTACTAGCCAAATTACCTTTAAATACCGCATTAGTGCCTAGAATAGTGTCTACATCAAGTAACGTAGTTAATATTTTTCCGTTACTAATTACAGTACTATTTAAGTCTGCAACTGCAATTTTATCTTTAAATGCAACTGATCCAAGACTAGATGATGTACTTTCTAAGGAACCAAGTCTAGAGGATATTGGGGTGCTGCTCCCAGCTACCGTGGCCCCTACCTGCAAAATTGCATCAATAGTTATTTTATTCTGTGTTGCATTCCACCCAAGTGCAACATTGTTGTTAGTATTTAACCATTCTAATTCATCAGCTTTAAATGTAATTTTGCTGTTTGTTGTTTCACCATCTATTCGAACAAATGCAGCTCTACCATTAACATCAACACCAAGTTGTGCAATAGACCTTATTGTTGCAAGCTCGTTGTCTAGTTTTGTAGCTAAAACTAAATTCGATTGTCCTACACCTTCTGCTGTATCTATTCTCGATGATAGTGATGATATCGCTTGTGTATTATTATTCGCAGTTTGTTCAACTGTTTGTAGTAATGTTGTGGTTGCATTTAACCCTGTAGTAGGATCATTAATTACGTTTTCAATTAATGTAATTGAATCACTATTTTCATCAGCTGCTGTCTTTGCGCTTTGGGATATTGAAGCGACAGCAGCCAATCCAGTAACAGAATCATTAACTTTATTTTCAAGAACTGTAATACTTTCAACTGCAGTATCAGAAGTTGTTTTTGCGCTTTGTGCTAATGTCGCTACAGCGTTTAATCCAGTACTAGGGTCATTTACTTGGTTTTGCAGCAGCACTAATGCCTGATACGTACCGTCAGCACTAGACTTAGCTTGTCCTGCTAGTTGATACGTAGCACTCAGCCCTGTGGTACTGTGGTTTACTTCACCACTTAATGACGATAAACTACTACTAACTCCCTCTGCATATTGCTGTACTCCATTAGCAAAACTAGCCACAGCATCAAGTCCAGTGCTAGGATCATTTATTTTATTTGTAATGCTTGTGACACTTGTAGTCAGACCTTCAATATTCTGCTGTGCTTCTAACACTAATTGGTATGTTGCAGCTAAACCTGTATTACTATCTTCAATTTGGCCTGTAATATCTGAAACAGATGTTACTAGTCCATCAGCGGTTTGTTTTGCTACTTGAGCTAACCCATACGCAGCACTTAATCCTGTGGTAGGATTTTCAATAGTAGAAGTGATACTTGCAACAGATTGAAGTAAGCCAGATGTATCAGTTTCAACTGCAACAATACGTTCAACTGCAGCGTTTACACCAGTATTTAAATTTTCGATACTTAACTCAAGCTGTTCTGCAGCAAATTGGTTTCCTTGGATATCTTGTTCCAATACTAAGACTTGTCTGGCTATTCCAGTAATATACGTGTTACTAGATGCAATTAATGATCGTAATTCAGTGATATCTTGTGCTAATACTGAAGTATCATTAATTTGTACATTTAACTCACTTATAGCCAAACCAAAACGTAAATTATCTTCTAATCTAGTTAGGTCTTGATATTTACCATCAATTAAATTATCTAATAGTTCAAGTTGAGTTTCGTAATCACTTCTTTTGTTAGATTTTAGTTGTGCTATCTGATTTAGTATTCGCCCATCTTGACTTGATAGCTCCTGCTGTACATCACTAATTGATTGTTCATTTGATGCTATAGAATCTGTGAAACTTTGGGTAAGTTGTTGGATTGTGCCAGTTTGTCCATTAATAAACGTTGCAGCACTGTTAGCTTTTGTTACTGTGTTATTAGCGTCTAACTCTTGATAAGCTGCTTTAACCAGTGCATAACTTTCGATACCATCAAGTACAGACTCAACATTAGAGTATGTTATTGTGTTTGCATTGTAGTACGTAGATGTTACTCGTTGTGCTATTTCTCCATTAATAGCATCAATACTCTGTTCTGCAATTGTTACTCGTGCAGTTAAATCTTCAATTTGTTGTACTGAAGCATCTGATTTACCAATTGTAATTGCAGTAATAGTAAAGTGGTCTGAAGTGCTTGAACCTAAGATAATCCGAAGACTTGTTATCGTTCCGGTGTATTCTTCTATTCCCGCTAAGTTTAATAAGATCAGTGTTTTACTCGATACAGGTTCTTCAATAAAACCAGTAAGAGTATGTGTGGTACCGTCAGCTATAAACTCTAAATCACCCGTCCAACCTGAACCTGCAGTCCTTTCATAATCAATACGAATTGAAGGGTTGTCGTCAGCATCATATGAAATACTGTCATTTCTGATATCACCCCAAGTAAGTAATACTTTACTTAACCCAGCTGTAATTGTTCCATTTACTGCGTACCAATTTTGTGTTGAGTCAAAAAAGTTAAAACTATACGCAGGTTGCAATGCAGTGACAGCATCACTGGTAATAGCTGTTGCTATTTGAGTGATAACCCCGGGTAACAGGTCTATCTCTGCCCTTAAATCGGTAATACTGTTACTATCTTCAGTTTGACGTTCAGCAAGAATATTAACGTTACCTTGAACACCATCAATAAGTAACTGTGCTTGAGTAAACGACTCTTCTGTATATGCAAATGCACGATTAACAATAATACCGTTTTCGGGATCTTCCCAAACAAGAGTATCAATCAGTCTCTCGTTATTCATGAGCCTACGTCGATACTCTTCTTGCCACGCTACATTTCGTGAAAACGCATCCAATAACGCAATATCTGATTCTTTTCTGTCAAATATAACTTGCTTAATCGCACTGTTTGCTTGGACTGTGTATTTATCTAGCCTTTCTGAAACTTCAGAAACAATACTAGAAGTATCTGTAATAACATCTAACAGACTTTCTAAATCATCTTGGAATGCTGCAATACTTTGATGTACACCATCAATCCGTTCTTTTTGGGTATTTATAGCGTCATCAATCCCTTGCAACACTTGGTCTAGGATTGTTTTAAGCTTTGTATCATCATTTGTTGTCTGTACATCAAAATACTTAAATGTACTAGAACCTAATATACAGTTTATCGCTGCCCACACTCTATACCCAGTATTAGGGTTTAAGTCTGTGAAGGTATGACTTTTACTTTCAATATACTCTGTAGGAGGTGTAGCTACATTTTGACTCGTTATAACTAAACTTAAATTAAACCTACGTTGTACTGGGTTTGGATATACAGTAACTGACTCATTTGATACAACAATACTTAATGTGCTTATCTCAGGAATTGCAACAGTAAACGTTGATGTGTCCCATGGAGAAAATCCGAACTCATCAATACTTCTTACGTATGCAGTGTAATTACCTAACCCAATATCTGAAATTAATAGATGTTTTCCTCTATGTACTGCGTCATACACAGATTCACCGATATCGTTTACAAGTCGTATCTGGTATGTGGTAGTTGAACCAGTCCATTTAAGTTGCAGGATATGCTCTGCAGTCGGGAACAATACAATAGGTAGTAAATTAGGTGGTGTTACTACTTCCCCAATTTGTGTGCATACTTCAGGAAAAGAGTACCCTTGTAATGTCCAAACCCCGGGAGTAGTTTCTGTATATATAGCTTCAGACCTCCATGTATTTGCGTCTGAAACGAATGTAGGGCTGTTTTCCCATCCTGCTGGTGCAGTTACGATACTGCCGTTAAAAGAACCTCCTGATGGGGTTTCTGGTGTGTCATTTGCGTTCTGATAAACAGCAACATGCAAATCCCCAGTAGCACCCGAGTAAAAATCAATATACTTTAAGAAAGATATGACATCACTGTTTGATGTAAAGGAACATACCTTACCTGCTCCATTGTTAACAGTAAGAATATTATCCACTATATCAATAGTAGGAATGCTGCCTTTATTCGTGTCATATATAGTGATGTCTGAGTAAGTACTTACAATCTGGTAAGTGTTATCTCCATTATTTATGATTCTAGCTTCTGTCTCTAATGACAGTGAACCAGAACCACCACCTAAATGTACCCAAACATAATCAACAGGATTTAGTGAAGGAGTAGGAGACGTTTTACCGCTTGCAAATCCAATAAAACTTTTACCGTCTGGGTTCGAGGATAAATTAGTACCTTGTGCGTCATCAGCAAACACAAAAGGCCAAGAGTATATTGCAGTACCTACAACTTGATTAAACATTCCCTTAAATGTTGGTACTGCTGCAGGATTACCTTCGTGGTCTGTTACGTTGTAAGTTAAATCAGTGCTGTTAGTCCAAGATATAAACTCAGCTATATGTCTGTACACTGCAACTGCAATTGGTGTTGCTTGTGCTTGAAAATCAGCGACAGTTAAGTAGTAACCAGCAGGAACACCTACCGGGTTTATTTCGATATTGTGTGTAGGAGTTTCTTCAACACTTACTTGAGTCTCAGGTAGTTTAACTACAAAGACATTTGAAGTATTTTCAGCAACATTAACAGTATTTTCTGTAACAACAGGATTAACGATTACAGTATTATTTTCTGTGTTTACTACTACATTTTCAGTCATTACACACTCACTTCTGGTGAGATATTAACGATACCGTTTAAAAGTCTGTGCTGATTCCCAGAAGTATCAGTGATTTTAATGTCATACACTGCTTCAACATAATCGTCGTGTTTGCTTGATTTAAGCATTTTTCCTGTAGTTTCTGAAGCAGGAATGGAGATAAAGAAAATACCTGCAGGACCGTTTTCAACAACTACGTTCATAGTTGCCCAAACACTTGAATCACTAAGTTTTAGTTTAATAGTGCCTACTGCAGTGTAACCAGTAATATCAATCGGAGTACCCACACCATCGGTATAGGTAATTCGAAATATATGATCAGCGCCTTGCTCTAATTCAAAATTATAAACACCAGCAGCCATTATTTACTTTCCCCATTTCTATGGTTAATTGTTTCTCTCATAGATTGGTAAGCTTTGATAGCTGTAGCTAGTGCAACGCCTAAAAATCCTACTATTGGTACATCCCACCCGTTTGGAAACAAAGTATTTGTAGCTACATGTGCTTCAAGTACTTTTTCCATAAAACCAGTGTACCAATACCAAACATCATAAACAAAATTTGATGTGAATAAAATAGCAGCCCAAAGTGCTATTCTAAAATCAATTAAAGTTTGTACTATAGTTTGTTCAAAAATAAAGCCAAACATATTGTTGGCTGTACTTTTAATTTTAGAAGTAGTATTGCTCATTTTGCGATATCTCTCTTAAAACTGCTGCTGAGTCTCTTTGAAGGATATAGCATTTTGCAATATATTCAGTGTTTTTTAGGAAGTTAATTTCAAAATTCTTTTTGTTATCTTGTAAAGACAAGGACGGGTCATACACGTATTCAGAAGGAACAATACACTCATTTAGCAGTTCTAGTGGGATTTCAATTTTAGGTGTAGTTACTTCAGGGGCTACTACCGATGATCTGATATCCTGTGTTGAGCAATTCATTAAAGCCAGTGACAACATCAGTACACTCAGCAGGTATATACACTTTTTCAGTTTTATATACATATTCAATTTCCTTCTGTACTCGTGTAGATACTGCTTGTGATTCTACAGCGTTTTTAATAGCTATTTCATGTAACTTACGCTGCTGCTCCAGTGCAATCAAGTGTTTTTGTTCACTTTCTTTTAATGCTTTTACTAGTTCTGCATTATATGCTTTTTCATACTTTTCAGCTGCTGCAGTATAACCTTCAGTATATTTTAAATTTAGCACATAGGTGATACTAAAATATCCAACTAAAATAATAGCTATAGTGGTAAGTATTTTAGGGTTTTTGATGAATCCAAGTATATTAAGCCACATCATGTAATGCCCACCATCCAAAGTCAGAAATGTATTTTTCTGGGGATGCTGCCCCCATATCACTATTCCAGTACCTTTTTATATACACTGCCATTTCATATAGAGAAGAAGGAAATGGGTTTACATCCATAATAAACCTGCAGCGCATCATAAATATATTGTAGTCCAGATCAGACTTAAGCGATTGTAGGTTTTGGGTTATGTTAAGACGTTTAGCGTACTTGTGGATATTGTCGCAGTTTTGCCACACATCATCATGAACCCAATCCTCCATTTGAATAATTCCCAGTGCAGGACCACCTCCCTGTTGTTCCCAGTAAGTTCCACCTTTAGACTCATGAGCTACTACTACACACGCTGCTAATGGGAAATTCTTATTTTTAGCTCCCATAGCTGTAGCTACTTCATTAGCTCTACGTGCAAATTTCTGCATCTTCATCGGTTGCATTTGGGTACCTTTGTAGTAGTTCAGATAAGACTGTATCTGTGTTGGTCCATGTAGCTTTTATTTGGTGTAGTGCATCTTCTTGTTGAATGACTGTAGCTAGTCGTGAAATTTCTACAGGTTTTTGTAGCATGTGCATAACACCTAAAAAAGCTGCTTGTGCTTTATTTTCTTCTGTTACAGCACTGGTTAAGAAAATTGTAGGGATGTTTTGAGTACTTGGATTTGTGCGTAACATCTGACATAGTGATATACCATCAATCACAGGCATCATAACATCTAACACAATCACATCTGGAAGGGTTTCACATATACGCTGATAAGCATCAATGCTGCTAGATGTTTCAACACTATTACCCGCTTCCTCTAGCCCATACTTAAGCATAGGAAGTAATATCTTGTCATCGTCAACTAAGAATACTTTAATCATTTTGGCCTACCTTCGAACCAGTTGTAACCAAAGACGTAAATAGATCGTCAATACGTTTTTGGGTTATGTTTGTTGATGTCTTAATTGCTGCAATAGCTATACCAAAATCTTTTTTCACTTCTGCCAACTCTTTCGTTACTTTATCTTGAACATGCTGAAGTTGTGTAATCAGGTATTCTCGCTCTTTGGCAGCAAGCTCTTGTGCTTCTATCTTAGCAAGATTTTGTGATGTTGTAAGGTCTGCTATGGCTTTAGAGTGCTCTTTAATACTTTCACGCATACTCTTATGTTGCAGGTAGTAACGCACAATAACAAAAACAACAGGTAATAATCCTGCTACAACCAGTATTGGTTTTCCAAATATTTTAACTAACTCTTCTAGAATGGCGTCCATATGAGTACCTGTGAATTTTTGTAGTTATGGAAGCCCGTTTATGGTGATTCGGCTAATCACAGGTACCCATTGTACTTACTATTTTTCTGGTTTTTCAACTTCTTTAGGTTTTAAGTGCTCAAATAGTTCTACTGTAGTTTCTTTGCCACTTACTTGCAGTAACTGATGTATTGTATTTTCAAGTAACTCCTTACGCTGAGTAAGATCATATAATTTAGCTTTTAATACAATTATCTCTGCTTCTAATTTTTGACTATCCATTATAAATACCCGTTTTGTTCAAAAATACTTACAGATTCTGCTTCTGCATTAATATTAGCTACAGTCGCTTCTTCTGCTTTTATTGCGTTATAGAATGATGTTCTGTGTGCAAATCTAGTGTTATTTGGGTCTAAATGTGATCGTGCATTTAAGCACCGATAAACCAAATAAGAAATGACTGCATTAATTTGCTCAGGCTTGATATCTACCTCTTGCTGTAGTGCAGTGCTTCCTGTACTACCATAGTTAGCTTCGATTAGCTTAGGTCCAAACTTATAGGTTACATATAACTGTTCCCAATTACCCGGTTTAGGCACATACAACATAGTGTTATTACGTATCCAAAGTGAGTCTGGCTGATCTGGGTTATTTAAGTGCAGGATAGGTTTATTAGGGTCTTGGCTTTTAACATCCACAATCTGACGCACAGGGTCTTTAAATGGCAATCCAGAAACCTCTGAAAGGTATTTTACAGGCTCACTTGAGGTAGTATTTGAATCAACAAAAGCCCAATCAATCATGTATAAACTTTTAGCTGAATCCAGTGTAAGTTTTACTGCCTGTATTGGGTTAACTACTGTAGTGTGAATCTCAATTAGTGCTGCATTTAGATACGTAAGAATCTCATCATAGTGGTACTCAGAAACCCCGGGAGTTGCATTACCACCCATATTTAAACCTTGGAGTGGTGAGTGTTTTATGTATGGCATCAAATCAATAATTTTCATAGCTTATCCTGTATAACTATCATAACCAGTTTCTGTTTCTGCTTCGTATCCATAGCTTGAATATATACTCCTACCTTCAGAAAATACAGCAGCAGGACTAGGATACACTAAATCCATAAACATAAGTTGTGTAATGGTATCCAAACAATCATCATACTTAGATTTTGCTTTGGCTTTGGTTGCCAAGTTAAGTTCTTCTAGCATTTCAATTAAAGCAGGATGTGAAGCTTTATCTGTAGGGAAATAAAATAGTTTTTGTTTAAACCAAGGGACAATTTCCTTAAAGCGAGTATACTTAGCTTTGTTGTTTACTGGCATTATCCCGGGCTTACCATCGTTATTATTTGATGCAAGATTAAAGTAGATATTACGTCTAAGCATTTCTGACATAACCCACTTTACAAAACCTTTCTGTTGTCCTGAGATTTCAATACCAACACTTAGTGGATTGTACTTCTGACATAGTTCAAACAGGTTATCAATGTTTTTATCCATTTCCTGTGAGCGTGCTATTCCATCTATCCAGAATACCTGCCTATTGTGGTTTACAGCCCACACCGTAATCGCAGATAAATCTGCTCTACTTGTGTCTGACACCCCAAAGTCAGTAGTGATATAAATGTTTAAGTTATCTAGTTGGTGTTTTAGTTGACTAAGCTTATATTCACCATAGTCAGAATCCTCTAGTAGCTTTTCATCATCAGACATGATCCGCAACATGAGTTCTTGGTAGAATGACTCAAGCTGTCCTTGTTTTTTAGCTTTAAGGTATTTACCCATGACGTAATCATAGTCAAACCGGTCTTCCCATGAACCTCTAAACTCTTCCCGGGTACACGGAAATTTTTCACATACAGGGTAGACGTTTACTTGCCATGCACCAGACTCAACTGCTTTATATAAAGGATCACGAGCATTAAATGGAGTACCAGACCATATGATAATGTTTTTATCCGGGTGTACTGCATATTCAATTGCTTTAGATATTGTATCTTCAACCTTTTTAATTACAGTATCACTGTCTGCGTCTTCATCTGAAATAACATCATCAATAACAGCTAATTGTGGTCGTTTACCTAATTCTTTGGTACCACGTACACCCGTCTTAGCACCGTAACCTTTTACGATTAATCGCTTACCATCAACGTTCTTAAATTCCCAACGATTATCAGTAAACTTTGCTTCAGGTATCATTGCTTGCAAAAACTCACTTTCTTCATAACGGAATTCCAAGTTTTTACGCATGTTTTTAACACCGTTTTCCATGGAATCTGAAATGTAGATAGCAAGGTCAATTGGACCAAATTTAGGAAGTTCACCATAAACAGCTAAATACAGAAATAAGTATTCACCGAAGACTGTTGTTTTTGCAGCCCCCCGATGAATCATATTAGCTATACTTACATGTTTCTGCTTTACATCCAGTTCATCTAACATAACATAGTGAATAGGTGGAGTGCTGTTTTCTTCACCCTCTTCACCATTGACCATTTTGATGAATTCTACGAAAGCTATCGAGAAGTCACTTGGTATGTGTAGGTTTAGGTTATCGTATGATACTTCAGAAAGAAGCTCCACGACCGTAGGAGCTTTTTCTTCCGTATCTAATGCATAGACATCAATCATTGTTAGAACTCTTTATGGGGCTTTTCATAGCTCCAATATCGCTCAATGACATACCTGATTGCAATAGGCGTTTTCGTTCTTCAACCAATTCTTGTGTTGCTTGAGACAATGAACTGATAACTTTTTCTGTCTTGTCTTCAACAGTAACAGCCAGTTCTTGCTTTTCTGGTGGCTTCAAATGCTGAATAAGTGTTGCTGCTGCATCTTGACGTACTTTATCACTTTGACTGGTACGCATTAGATCTACTTCAGTTTGAATAGCTTCAAAGAATACATCTTTAAACAATACTGATGATGGGGTAATGGTTTGTTCAAATAATTTTTGAACCAACAAAGTACCATTATAGTTACTTGCATATGCAGATATTGTTTTATCTTTGGTACCTTTATCAATAAGTGTGTCGTAACGATCTGGAAATGTTTTACGCCATGCTTCTACAGTGCTATTTCCATTAAGTCGATATGATACATACCGCACAGCATTGAAGTACGATACTAACTTAAACTTACCATCTTTAAGTACACTACTAAAACCAATAACATTATCACGGAAAGAGAATTTCATTTCATCGTCCGTCATAATACTATTAATTTCATCAACTGTTTCTTGAGTGATGCTTCTGCGAAGATTCGCAGGAATAGCATCACGTAACTCAGTTAATTCAATATGCCCTTCATCGTCAACTACTACAGGCTTTTTCTTTACCAGTTTTGATTTTTTCATAGTACGTCTTCTCCTATCCAAGCTCCTTGGACATCTTCTGCGGATTTTTCACTATTACCAATATAGAAACAGTATGATCTGCCTTTACGCACTTTTTTCACAAACCCTTTATCTCTAAGTTCGTTTAAAAGATTAACCAATGTTCGTGATGTGATATCCAGCTCTAAGCTTAAATCCTCAACATACACAAACTCATTAGGGGGAACAAAACATAAAACAGAATATAGCCAACGAGCACTAGTAGACAAACGAGAGTCTACTAATACCATTGGGTCTACTTTCTGCCCATTTACGGGTAGAGAGTAAAATATCATTCAAATACCTTTGCTTCTAAGTATCGTTCTAAGGCTTCTTCTGGTGTTTCATTTTCAAGCATAGGAGCACTACCACCTATTGTTCCACCTTTCCATGAGCCTTTACCAGAACCTAATTCTTTATCAAAACTAAGGTCAAGTTCTCGGTGTGTCATTTTTACCCAAGGTAGCCATTTACGATGCCACTGACGTACATTGACAGCATAGGTGATGTTCACAGACAACAAACCATCGCAATCAGTAATAACCCGGGAAACTGTTTTTGATTCATATCTAGGGCTTTTCTTATACCAACTATCAGGATTATCTTTTTCAAGTTCTTTGACTAATACTAAACCATCGTCTTTGGTTAATACTTTATGGAACTCGAAAACATAAGATATGAAAGGAATATCCCAATGTTTTGATCTGATGCTAGTTACTTGGCCCCACTCTTTATCGAATTTACCACCCCACACAAAAACAACTTGGTTATGTGAAATGTAGAACCCATAACGAGGTAGATCACACCCTTCTCCTAGTGATGTCTTAAATGGGAGTTTGATATGGAACATCCCCCAAATGAAACCAAAACTAATAGAGTATCTTGGGTCAAAATAACCACCACGATTAACTAGTAGTTCTAAACCAAATCTAGGTGCAAAATATCCCCAGCTAAAGTCAATGCTGTCTTTGTTTATGCGCCACATACCTAATATTTTTTGGAGCATCTTCTGCCAAAATCCAAATTCGTGTGAATATGTTTCTTTCATTTTACACCCCATAGCTCAAGGCGATACTCCAAACATTCTGCGTATCTTTTCATGTGTCTAAGCTGAATTGTCATTTGTATTTGCACATCTGCAGCCAATTGATCAAATGCGGTGTTGTTATCTATGAAATTTGAAAGGTTTTTAATTTTTTCCTGCAAATCTGCGTATTCATACTTTAAGCGATCCAATGCTGTATCTGTGGAATGATATCCAGCTTCAAATACTTCTTTAGGCGACCATGATACGTAGTTGTTTTCATAAATAACTAGATACCCGGGTTCATTCGTATTCTTGTTACGTTCAAAAAACTCAGCTTCGACATCCACAAACATGCCTAAGTTAGTAGCTGAGTGAATCCGATTACCTTCAATTTTTCCTATTAAAAATGCCATTACTTTTTTATGGCATGTGTACTCTGGTAAATTTTGCATAGTAGTTCCTATTGTTGAATATCGTCATATGTTTCAAGATATCTTTCATATGCTGCTTTAGCTGAATGTTTTTTACTACCTAAAACAAATAAAACACAATCTGAAATTTCTTTCACATATACTAAATCATTATCTTCGAGTTCGCTAATACATTCTTCAAATAATTCTTGAGTAATGTCCAAATGTTCGAATAAATCATTAGCGTCATGTTCTGTATTTTCAGTAACTCTGGTTAAAGCCAAATAAATGAATTTACTTTCTGGTGATATACTCCAAGTAAACCAGTCATCAAAGTTAAACCAAATGTTCATCCAAATAATTTTAAACATAATTATAAGTGTGTTGTTACAGTTCCTAGTCCAAACGCTGCAGGGTCTATTGCTTTAGTGCTAGTGAAACCTGCCATATCAAACCCTTTCCACACTATTTTATTGTTTTTGTATGGGTGTGCTTCTGTTTCTATCCCTACTCTATTTTGATGTGTTTCCGGGTCTTCTTTTTCTGTTTCCCGTAATTTTTCTCCTAGCTCCCCAATATCATTAGCCAAACATGAATGGATGTTGTGTCTAATAATTCCAGTTAGCAGGTGATGATCATAAATTACTTTGGCTGTACCTCGGGCATCGAGTTGCGTAATACTCTTCACAATTTGGATATCAGTACGTCCGAGAGAATCAGAAAGTTCTCGTGCATACCTACCATTTAAACCAGCATAGAAGTACGCTTGGGGTGGACACAGTAGAAGCTGCAATGTTGTAAGTCTGGTGTGTAACCATTCTTCAATATTGTCTTCAGTCACCGATAATCCGATTGGGAACTGGGGCTTCCATGTACTCAGCGTAGCGTTTAGTTTCTTCTGCTGTTCTTGTTGGGGTAACTTCTTCATCATTATGTTTTTTACGTTCTGTAAAATACTCATTTGCCACTTCATCCGCTTGTTTGTACGTTGTGCCAATAAAGGTCATGTAAATTTCTTTGGTTAGTTGTCTTGTAGCCAGAAAACCACAGCTAATAAGTTCTCTCTTGCAGCTAAGTAATTTCTTTTCACCAATACTAAATAACTTACATAACTCTAAATTTGTAATCATCTTACCTTGTGGTAATTTACACAATTTAATGTACAACAATTGTGCACCTTCACTAAGGTTAGGGTGATTAATTACATTGTAATCAACTTTGATAAAAGCTCTACTGGGTACATGTTTAAAGTATTGCATTTAGTATTCCTGTAACTATGAATGGGCTTGGAGTATTACTACCCATCCAACCACAGTCTTTACACCCCCACATGGTTTCATCATCCCATGTATTTTTGCTATTACATCTTGGGCAAGGATTCATTATTATTCTCCGTATGGATTATTAGAAGAATATCTAGGACCACCGTATGGAGGTTTATTCGCCGGGTCTTGTGTCTTCTCATATTTTTCATCTGACATTGTGCTAAATGAAACCAAAACTTCATGACTACAGTAGTAATACTTCTCTGGCTGTGTACTTATAAACATTAACCCTGAATCCAACATCTCTATACCTTCTGGTTTAATATCTTTCAGTACTTCTCTACGAGTATCTTTTCTCAGCAATATAACAACCATAATAATCATCCTATGTGTTTTAAGAGTCTTCACTATAGACGAAAGATCTTTCCTATGTCAATAACCAAAATCACATAGCAAATACCGTGCCAACTTAATACCTGAAAATTTAAGTACCAGTCAAAATGACTGGCTCTATAAGAACCGGTCAAAACGACTGGTTCATAAAAACTAAATTTAACCAAACAACAATAACTTATGTCATATCTTCCCCTATATATAATAGAAGAACACTCCGAGGATACTACGCTACAGTCCTACGGACTTCACTTCGTACCTCTACGTTAGACATATATACATATATACTTAGGAATAGATAGTAGAAATAAATTTCCTGTAATGTATATATAATATATAATAAAAATCATAGGGAAAATTGTGCTAGTTAAGTACTAAGGTAGTACTACATGTTTAGGAACTAAAAATTAAATATCCCCCCGGTATATGCTTCGCATACAAATGGGTACGTACCCCACTTAACTAGTTAACTACAAGGATATATATCATGGCTAAATCTATGACTAAGCAGACTTCTCATGACAACAATGGTCAAGAGCGTATTGGATTCTTCGGTATGTTACGTGCATTGTTCTCCATGATTGGTTATGCCTTTACATCAGGTGAACGTACTATGCGTTCGTTAGACAATGTGACTAAGGTGATGGAAGAACATTCTCATTACTGGTCAGAGTCTGAAATGCTCAAACTTGAGTCGAAGTATCAAGACTTACAGGATGAGTTAGGTATCGAGGATGACTCAGCTAAGTCTAAATCTAATTAATATAATTGAGTAGCTTCGGCTACTCTCTTTTATTTTTTAAGAGCACACAACACAACACTATCTTAGATAGCACAGATTATTAAGATATAAATTACTATTAATATTATTAATTCTATATAGGGGATATAGATATTTATATTGTATTACACACTGTGTATTTAGTTATTATACTCTGTGTAACTACTATGTTACTGAGTACCTTATTTACTGCATAATTAGGTTTATCTCTATTTATATCTTATTTACTTATATATATTATTTAATATCTATTATATACTCTAAAATAATACATGAAATATCCTTCGGATATAGGTGATACTTATATTTGGAGACTAATATGAATTTTCCACCTGAACGTGTTGTATATGTAGAAGATGTTAATCATCTAAATGTACATGTATTAACCCTAAATGAAACCAATCACAAATACTCTGATGAACAACGTAAAGTAGGTCAGCTTAGTTTGTTATTAGGTGATGAATGGGTAATACCAAAGTTATGGAACTTTATTAATGATACTACTCTTGAGGATGGTGTTTATCCTCGTGAAGGTTTCATTCTGTACGCAAATGTAATGCATGGTGAAGTTAATATTCATGATGATTGCGATTAATCAATAGGGTGTCTTCGGGCACCTTATTTTTATTGAGGAGATATCTATGAATGGTAGTTTAAAAGTAGGTAGAGTAAGA